CAAAGGTATACTAGGATCTGTAGTACGTAACGATGACTTTAAAAACTGCCATATATCTGAATTAGCATATTGAGGTAGCTCATCTATACCAATCCACGAATAGGACTGTCCTTGATATCTTAACACATCTTGTAGGTTCTCGCAATACCCAAATTCTATTCTAGCTCCACTTGGAAAGTACCACGTATTCTCCTGACTCTTAAACTTAGCTTTTGGTTCAGCCTTACGATATATCTGTTGCGTCTGGAATATAACATCTCTTAGTTCTGGCATCGAGCGTCTTATAAGTAATGCACGATGAGCAGGTTTATGTACGTATCTTAATGG